TTACGCGAGGTAGGAGTAATCGACTTCCGGCTCCTTATGTATCTCCAACACGTATTCGTGATCATAAGTTTCGTTGATAATTTCAAAGGGGCACGGTTGTGTGCCACGTTCGCCGAAAGCGCCACCGCAGACACATCCTGCAATACCGCAGAGCGCTCGCTTGGCGCGTAGGGCTTGTTGGCGCGTAACGCGATACAATCCCGCATGTCGTGAGCTGGTAGGAAACTGGGAAAGGCGGATGTGAGTTTCGGTGCCGTGGAATTCGTTGCGGAGAGATAGGGTTTTCATGTTTGTCTCCTTTTGAGCTGCCTTCCGGATTTTCCGGTTTCAGGTCTTACGCGCTGGTGACATGATTATAATACCACCGTGTTACGGTGTCGTCAAGGAAATTTAGGGGTGATTTTGTAACTATTTTTGACAATATTTCCGCGCGCGCCGGGTGATCTCCATCGCCAACCGGGCGCAGGCGTGGGCGAGGTGATCCTCAAACACGTCACCGGCGGCCAGGGCGTCCAGGTGGGCGCGGGCGTGGGCGAGGTGGTCATCGGCGGTAATGGCGTCGGCGAGGGTGCGACCGGGACGGTCGCCAGCGGCGAAGGTGTATTCGAGCGATTCCAGTGCTTCGCGCGGGATGCGGGTGGTACAGAGGCGGCAGGCGATGGCGATGCTGTCGATCTGACGGCGGATATCATCGGTATCATCGGCCAGGCGCTGCTCCAGCCGATAGAGCGCGTCGGCGCGTTGGGTATCGTGGCGGCTTTGCAGGTTGGCAGCAACCAGCAATAGCGGCATGAGGTTGCCTTGCAAAATATTAGTGATGAGGAGATACAGCACGCAGGCCGGCAATGGATCGAAACGGAGGGGAGACGGCGCGAAAAGATTCCACATCAGCCAACTCACCGTCCAGATAAGCTGCAAATAATAACAGCTCGGTGAGCCGACACTGCTGGCGATGTGCGCGGCAAAGCGCTCGCCGGCCGTCAGGCTGTCGTGATGTAACTGGTTGGCATTGATCGGCATAATGTTTCCTGCCAACCTGCGAACGTGTAAGTTTTACTTACACGTTCGCAGGTCAGGCTGTCGCGAGATGATCGGCATCAGTGATACCAGCGCTTGAGCGCGTCCTCGATCATCTGGTTGGCTGTGCGACCGCCGGTAAGCTGGTTTTCAATCGCGGCATAGCGCGAGGTGTCCAGGCTCACGACGGTCGGGGTCAGTTTCCCGAGTTTACCACGGCGACGGGGGTAACGCTTTCGCCCGGTCGGCGGATATTCGGATCCTGCCCGGCGGCGAGTTTGGCCAGCGCTTCGGCAGTCAGCGCGTTGACGGCCGTGCGCAGCAGGTCGGTGATTTCCGGCGGCAACGCGGGCGCGAGTTGCTGCACCTCGCCGGTGACGGCGGTACCGGCGGCATTACTGATATCCGCCGGCGTCGCAATAGCCAGCGGCGCGGGAGGAATATCCGCCGGGATGCTGGTCTCTGTCGGCGCCAGTGGTGCCAGTGCTGGCGTGAGCGCGTTGGCGAGTCTGGCCTCTTCATCGATGACCGGCGAGAGCCGCTGTACCCAGGCGAGATCGACGTTTCCGTGGGTGAGAATACTCACCACGGAGATGACCGCGACGGCGGCCAGTTGGATGATCACCGTGCCGGCGTCATGCGCCGATTGCGTCCCGAGCGGGACAGCGATCACCGTGGCGATCAGTCCGAGCACGGTAATCAGGAGTTTGCGCCATTGCGGAGGCTGGGTCGTAGTCATAGTTTTTATCCTTTCATAGTGGGTTTGAATGTGACATGGCATCACGCCAGCGGAATCAGCCGGTTGACACAACCGATGAAATCATTCCAGCCGTTCAATCCGCCGTTGACCGCGCGCCGGACCCGTTGCCAGTCGGCGACATGGCAGGCGAGTTGGATACCGTGCGTTTGCCAATAGGATGCCGCCACGCGTGCGGCAATCTGCGGATTGCAGGCATCTTCCGGATTGCCCAGCAGATCGATACCGAGCAGGCGGCCATACTGGACGTAGTTGCCGCGGCCGGTGATTTGGATGAAGCCGCGTCCCCGGAATTTATAGCCGTCTCCCGCCTGCACGTTGCCCAGGTCAGCGCGCCCGTCGTATTTCGCGAAATAGGCGGCGTTGCCAAACTCGTGAATCGGCTGGAATTTCCATGCGGTTTCGACCGCCACCGTCGCCAGCATACCGATCGCGCTGTTCGTTTCCAGCACGCCGGCGCCTTGCATGGCGGTAAGAATCAATTCCAGATTCGCGGTCACCGCCGGCACCGGGCAGTGAATCGCCGCGGCGACGGCGGCCGGGTCGTGTAATTTCCCCATGATGTTGTCCTTTCTATTTCCAGATGATCGCCACCCATCGGGAGAGGAAGACGATGGCAATCGGGAACACAATCGCCAGAATCGCCGCTCCCGCCAGATAGATCGGCCAGAGCTTTTCCACGCGCAACCCATGCGGACACGTGATCGGCGTGTGCGCGGCATGTTGCACTTCGGCCAGGTTTTTGATCAGCGTGCTCGCTTCGGTCAGATTGGTTGTGGTGGCGCGTTGCTGGTTGTAGAGATCAGCAATCTCTTCATGATGCAAGCGCGTGCGTTCATTCAGCGCACCGAGTTCACGTTCGATACTGATATCATCAGTCTCAGTTATCCGCCGCGCGCGACGGCGTTTCACCGGCGTCGTCGTCGTCGCCTTCCCCGGCAGTTGATCCTGCTGCTGGTCAACCATTGATCGAATCCTCCTACAATTTCATGATATAGCACAGGGCATAGTATGGCGGCCGGTTTTCGTGCGCGGTGGCACCGCCGGCGGTCTCGAAAAAGGCGTTGGATTCCACCGGGGTACCGCCGGAGGTGGCGGAGAGCGCCGTCGCTGATCCGCCGGTGTTGAAGGTGCGGGAGACGGTGAGTTTCTGATTCGGCAACTCACTAATGGCCAGCGTATGCGCGGCTTCGCCGCCGGTCGCGCCTACCGCGTAGGTACTGCCGGCGCCGACCACGAACCGATTGCGCAGGTCGGGGGTACCGCTGCTGCCATTGCAGAGCGCCCAGCCGGTCGGGATCGCCGTGGAAGCACCGGACCAGAGGATGATGCCGCCGGAGGGGAAGCCGAAACTGCTGTCGATCGTCGCCGTGACGCTGCTGGCGTTGCTGATGATCAGGATGATCGGCAACAGGTATTCCTCCGGGGTGCCGGAGGTGGGGATGCTGTCCGGCGTCGGATCGCTGGCATAGGCGTAGAGGATATTGGCCGCGTGATTGTCGGGATCCTGCGCGTAGAGACCCAGTTCGAGCAGGTCGAAGCCGGTCGAAACCGCGCTGTTGTTAAAATAGACGTTGACCCGGGCCTTGGGGCCGTTGACGCTGATGCCCTGGATGATACAGGACATTTCTACGCTGACCAGGTCGGTGAGCGTTTTCGGGTCGGTGGAACCGACATCGCCGCTGCCGACTTTCGCGGCGGTAAAGACGATCGGGGTCCCGGTTTGCGCGCGGGCGAGCAACGCCAGCCCGGCATTGGTCAGTACGAAATTGGAAAAGTTAGCCATGTTGCACAACCTCGATGTATTTCGAAACGAGCACGGCGCCGCCGACGTAAATAGGGCGGTCGATTTCCGTACTCACCAGCAGCGCGTCCATCACGCTGCGCACGTTTTTGGCGCGGTTGATCAGCGCGACGATCTGGTCGTGAATATCGCTGTCACTCCACGGCGCCGGGCTGGATGGACAGAGGATGCGGAAATGGTACGGATCACCGGCATAGTCGAACCACTCCTGCAATACCGCTCCCGGCCCGAAGATGATGCTGATCACCGCCTGCACCGCCGCCGGGGTGCCGCGATGCTGGTGAATATACACGGATTGCGCGATCAACTGCCGCTTGATTTCCAGCGCGTAGCTACCCTGGTATTCATCGACGTGGAACTGCCAGGCCAGACTGTCGAGCATCGCCTCCGGTTGCTCGGAAATATCAGAGAGCATGCGCGCGCCGTTCAGCAGCGCCGGCAACGCCTGCAACGCCTGATCGAGCGCGGTGGACAGCGCCTGCACTTGCGGGTCACTCACCAGCGAGGGGGGCAGCATCTCCAGCAATTTCGCCTGCTGCAGGGAAATCATTCCGCCTCCAATCCGCCGTCGGTGATGCTGGGCGTGTTGGCGTGGGCAACGTGCAGATTATCCACGGCGGCATACGCCGGATAGGTGAGCGTTACGCGCTGCGCGCCGGCGTCCATCACGCGGCGGATTAACTCGCTCGGGTTGATATCGCGGCCCAATTTCGCGCGTTGCCAGGCGGCGTAATCGGTGACGGCTTGCGTCACGGCGGCATCGATCGCGGTCTCCCGCGCGGCATCCGCCTGGTTGACGTAATAGGTCAGCGTGATATCGTAGGTGGTCACCGTCGGCGCGGCGACGGAGACGGAATCGGTGAGCGGACGGCGGGTCGCAGCGGAGAGAATCGCCAATATCGCCGCGCAGGTGCCGCTGTCGGGCAGCGCGCCATCGGTGAGTAGCGGTGTCACCAGCACTTCGCCGGCGTCGGGCGAGGTGACCGAGACATCGATCACCGCGGGCGAGTAGGATTTCGTCCAGTATTCATAGGCACCGGTAGGACCGGCGACGCTAAACGCGGTGGGCGCGAGCTGAATCCGCGCGCGCAGCGCATCATCGGCTTCCGTCTCCGCGCCGCCGGCGCTGGTGCTCGTGTTGCTCACGCTGGCAATCCACGGCAGAATATCGACCGGCTGATTGATTTGTCCGGACAGATAGCCGTTGCCGCCGACGCCGGCAACCAGCGCGGTGGCGGCCACGGTTTTAGTGGTGTCTCCAGCCGGCACGGTCGCAGCAATCGTGGTGGCGAAAACGGCGGAATTTCCGTCACTCACCCGCGTGCCGGCTGGAATCACCACGTCCCCGGGTTGTGCTGTCGAAAGGACAAACTCCAGCACAGTGGCCGCGGGAGACGCGGGCAGGCGCGATACGCCGAAGAGCGCGCCCAAATTGTCGAGGTCGTTGCCGGCGGCGGTAGCGAGCAGGTTCGCCCGCATGGCCAGCCGCAATAAGAAACAGAGTTGCGTGATCACCGCCGCTAACGTGGATAAGATCGCCCGCAACGGGTCCGCCGGCGCAAGCGTGCGGCCCAGCGCCGTCTGACACGCGCTGATGATGCCCGCCTCAATGGCCGCCGGGTCAATGTTGCCGGCGAAGATATCACTGATTTTCGGTAGCATGATTGTCCTTTCGCTAGTGGCTACTGGCTACTGGCGGTTGGCTGCTGGTATTTCCCAACCGCCAACAGCCAAAAGCCAGCAGCCTTTTCTAAATCTCAATCGTCACGGTCAGCGCTCCATCGGGTGCATTGCCGCCGTAACTGACCTGTCGCACCGCCGCGCGCGGTTCGTATTTATGAATATCGCCGATCACTTCGGCGGCCATGCGCTGTTGCGCGCGATTGAACGGTTGATCGGTGATGGCAATGTCCAGCCCCATCGCCCGATGCAATGGCACCGTGCCGCGCGGAGTGAGCAGGAGGAATAGCACGTTCTGACTGATTTCCTCTACCACGCTGGCGGGTGCGAAGTTCCACTTGGCTGGCGTCGCGACAATATCGATAGTCATTTGCTCACCACGTTTCGTTTCGTCGCCGCGCCGCTGCCGATCGCGTTGGCGGCGACGGTGTAATGCTCGCGCGGTACCACCTCGTGGAAGGTCAGTTCGCCGACCGCGACCAGCAGGCCGCCCTGGCCGGTGAAATAGGCCCACGCCTCGCCGATCTTCTCCAGCACGGCGAGATGGCCGGCATCGAAGACCGGCCGGCCGCCGATGACCAGCACGGCGGCAACGCCTTCATCACGCGCCGCGCGCAACAAGTCGAGTTGCGCGCGCGGCGACACGCCTTCCCGTGCGGAGAGCCGGACGGTCAGTTGACAGGTCGACAAGCCGGGGCCGATGAACTCGTAAAACGGCGGAAGCCCCACCACATCATGCTGCGCATAGCGCGCCGACCCCTCGACTCCAATCTCGCAGGGCGTGAGGAGGCGGTTGCTACTCGATTCAAATGCCAGGGCCGTGCCCCAGGCGCCGAGTTGCGACATCGCTACTCCTATGGCAGGAACGCCGGTACCGCCGGCAACGCGGTTGCGCTTACGGTACCAAGGTAGATTTGCGACAACTCGCCGCGGTAGGCGTTGAGCGCCGCCGCCTGCTCGTCAGTGAGACCGGGCAGGCTGGTCGGATTGATCCAGGCAATCGCCTGCAGGCGGTCACCGGCCAGTTGTGGTAATGTGCGGGTTGCCCCGAAAGTTTCTTGTGCCATGATTGCTCCTTGTTGGCTGCTGGCTGTTGGCTACTGGCTACTGGCTACTAGCAAACAGCCAGTAGCCAGTAGCCCAAAGCTGGTTACGACCAGGCGAGGCCATAACCATACAGATTGATGGTATAGCCGTCCGTGGTGACGAATTTGGCCGCCGGCGCGGTACCGGCCGGTTGATCGGTGAACGTCACCTCGCACGCCAGCAGATGCCGCGTGCCGACGTAGGCGCCCAGATCAACCAGCGTGGCGGCGACCCAGGTACTGCCGTTGTCACGGGATACCTTACCGGTCAGGTCGGTATTCAGCGCGCCGCCGCCGAGTTCGGCGAAACCGAGCAGGCGGATGGTGTCCGGCGACGCCTGGCAATTCGCCGCAGGATTGGTGATGAGGGTCATATCGCGTGGAGCGCCATAGGGTTTTGTCGGGATGGTATAGGCGTCGCCCGAATAGCGACAAATCCCCAACGATACTGCCCATTCATCAATATTTATCAGGTAGTCACCACCGCCATTATTGCCGATGCCAGTTCCAGACACCCCTGTGTAGTTGAATGTTACATTAGCAGTAGCATTTGCTACGCGAGTCCCATCCAAATACAGCGAAAAGGTGTTAGTTGTGGAATCGCGCGTGACGGCGATGTGGTGAAAAACGCTTAAATCCAATGCTGGAGAGAGCGTGGATAGATCAAAAGTCAAAATGTCCGATCCTGGTAATGTGCCTGTGTTGCCGGTGCCGAAATGCAGTACGTGCCCGAACGTAAGCCAATACATGCCGTTCCCGGAGGTATCGCCACGATTGTCTAATAGAAACATTACCTGGGTATCTATGTTAGATCCGAACTTAAACCATCCCTCCAACGTGAAGGAATTGTGCCCGAAATCCCATAAACCTGCGTCGGCTACGAGATATCCACCGAGCATGCTGCCCGCGCCAAAAACTTTGTTAGCAGTATCGATTACGGGAGTACCTCCTCCTGCGGTGAATACTCCGGTTGGTCCTGCATTGGCGACTACTGTATCGTCAAAATGCAATAATGTCGCAATATGCTGATCTGCGCCGGTATTCGATGCTTTTCCCGTGCTGAAAATAAGATTCTGACTATCAGTGGTGTCGATGCCAGTTTCATCCATCAGCCCATCAACGATCCCATTGCGCATGTTCTGCACGGTCAGGCTGTTTTGCACCTCGGCGCGGAGCTGTAACAGAGTAAGGTTGTCGAGCAGTGCATCGTACATCGACAGCGTGCCGAATCCGTCAGTGCCATTTGTCCCATTCGTGCCATCATTGCCGGCAGGACCGATCAGCGAGACGCCACTTCCCCATCCGTCCCCGGTTTTCGGACCATAGAGCCGGCTGGTGTCGGTTTTGAAGTAGTAATCGCCGATGACGCCCTCGGCGGTTGGCACGGCGGTGCCATTGAGGATAGTCAGGCCATCCGTACCGTTGGTGCCGTTAGATCCATCGCTGCCATTTGTGCCGTTCGTACCGGCAGGACCGATTAGCGACACGCCAGCACCCCAGCCGCCGGAGGTTTTCGGACCATAGAACCGGCTGGTATCGGTTTTGAGGTAGTAGTCGCCGTTAACACCCTCGGTCGTCGGTACGGCGGTACCGGAGAGAATGGTATTGCTGTCGGCGCCCGGCGTCGTGAACGCGCCGGTTCCGTTAAGGAATTTCGTCGCGTCGCCGGGAAAGGTGATGGCCGTTTGCGCGTGAATATCCGCCGGCGTGAGTGCGAGCAACGAACTGGTGCCGTGGCCCGGCGCGGCTTCGCGCCAGAGCGGGACCGGCGTCGCGTCACCCTGTTGCAGCAGCAACGTCACCGTACCGGCGGCGTCATTGCCGTTGTGCAGCTCGATGGCGCCAACGCGCCGGATGAGACCGGCGGTGGGGGCAGCGATCAGCAACGTCAGCGTGGTGTCAGCGAGTTGCGCGGCGACGGAATATTGCGCGGTGGCATCGGTCGCCGGACGCGCATCGCGATAGGACGCCTGCACGGTTAGCGGCGTCGACGGCGAGGCGGCGGCTTGCAGCCATAGCGATTGCCCAGGCGTTAACCATAGCTCGTCCACCGGATCCAGATTGAATCCCGCGCCGGCGGCGACGGTCACCTGATAGCGCGTGGTGTTGACCGAGTTGCGCGAGGTGCTGACGGTGAACTGATGCGATATCGAGTCGGCGTTGAAGATGAGCAGATTCGCGATCTCGCGCGGCCAGGGCGAGGTAGCGTCGCCGCCCATGGCGAGACTCTCCTCGGTTAGCTGTCCGAGGCCATTGCCCATGGACAGCGCGGTGTTGCCGCGCACGATGAGCTGCGCGAACACGGTCGGCGCGGTGGTCACCACGGCGCCGCTGCGCGTCACGATCAGTTGTTCGCCGGTGGTTAAAATTAACATAATGCTCTCCTCTACACGTTGCCCGGTCCCCCGGAGCGTCCGGGCGTACCAGCGATATAATGGGTATGCGTATTCATATCGACGCCGGCGGCAGTCAAGGTGCCGGTGATGGTGGCGTTGCCGGTAATGGTGACATTGGCGGTGATCTCCACGCCGGCGGCGGCGGCGATGGTCACTTTTCCGCCTGTCGCAATGTGCATCTCTTTCGTATCCTTATGGTAAATAATGACCGCGTCGGACCCGAATTGCAGATAGACGACGTTGCCGCTGACCGGCGGCGGATTATCCGCGGTGTAAAAACCGCGCATGCAAAACCCGGCTTCCAGCCCGGTGCCGAAAAATAAACAGCCGACGTACTCACCGGGATCGGGCAGCGCGTAGGATTGCGCGCTCGCGCCGGTCAGCCATTGCAGCACCGGCAACCAGCCGGAGACGACCCCCTGCCGATCGGGGAACGTCACCCGCACCCGCGCGGTATCGGCATCCACGGCGGATACCAGGCCGGCACGGATCATGCCCTCGGTATTGCGACCGGGGTACCGCAGTTCGTCGGATTGTTGGAAAAAATCAGACATCAGTATCCGATCAGCGCCTCGTGCAATTGCGCCTCGCTGGTTGACCCACCGCTCGATAGCGCATGGCGAACGGAATCCACCATATAGCGCCCATCGTTACGCGCGCCCCAGTTCACCAGGTCAACCGTCGCCGCCCCCACCAGGTGGACATTGAACGGTATGCCGAACTCCGCGGTATGTGCCTCGCGGTTTTTCTCGCGGAGCCGCGCCTTCGCCAGCAGCAGCGCTTCCGCCGGGTTCTCGACCCGCTCATTGATTTCCAGCACTTCGCCGGTCGGCGGCGGCTGCGGCGCGGTGAACGTCGCGGTGATGTATTGGCCGGCGTCGGCGCCGTGATAATTCACCGTGCAGGCGCGATACGCGTCGGCGAAGTTGCGCCGAATCGCATAGCGCGTATAGAGCGAGGCGGCGCGATCGAGCACGTAGCTGGCCGGGCGCGCCTCATACGTCGCCTCATCAAAGATCAGGATCCGATCCGCAGTCACCTTCAGTCGCAGGGCGTAGCGATTGCATAAATCCAGTAAAAACGCTAAATCGCTCTGAAAATGCTGATCTTTCCGATCATAGATCGGGTTGATCGGCGCGTCATAGAACAGTTTCAGCCCGGCGTTGTCGGCAATATCGGCGGCAATCTGCCGCAGGTGCAAGTGTTCCCAGGCGCGGTGCTTGCGTTGCCGGCGCAGACCGCTGGTCAGCGGCGCGGATATCGCCTTCAGCGTGGTACCGTCCGGCGGTCCATCGAAAGTGTCGCCGTCGATTTGGAAAACTCCGCACGGCAAGCGCTGGACCTGGCCGTGCTTTTCCCAATCGTAGGTGACGATATCGGCCTGAATGGTATCGGTTGGCGCCGGATACCAGCGCCCGCCCCACAGTTTATCCAGGTTTTCGAGCTGCAACTCGATCTCATCCGCCCGGCTGCCAGCGTGATCGACATAGCTGAACGATTGCAGGAACGGCGCAATATTCGCGGTGATATCCGTCCCGTTGTATTTCAACTCCACCCGTACGCGTGGCGCGGTGGAATCGGCAATATCCGCAATCGTCACGTGCTGTTGATCGGGCATCTCAACTCTTCCACGGCGGCAGATTATTGCTCACCGCAATCGCGAAATCCGGACAGAGAATCTCTACCCCGGCGTCAAACCGCTGCACGTCGGCGTAGGCCGGATTGGCCAGCAGCAACTGGCCCAGATAGTCTTCCACGCCATAGACGTTCCAGGCGATCAAGTCCCAGGTATCGCCGGCATTGGTGGTATAGTAATCAGCCGGCATAGCTCGTCCTCCGCGCGTTGCCCATTACCTGCTTCAGCATCCGCTCGAATTCCGGCAACGTCTGCTGCACCGCCTGCACGGTTTGCGCGGGTGATCCGCCGCCGGTGACGTTGACCGTCAGGCTGATCGGTTGCGCATGACCACCGCCGCGCGGCAACGGCGTGACCATCTCCGGCCCGCGCTCGCCGATCAGCGCGAGGGTAGGCCGGGTGACGATGCCGCCGGCGGCCATGGCGGGGATATTGTTGGCAACCTTTTGTTGCAGGTTGTGATCTGCGGTCGGCACATAGCCATAATGCGCGCGGAGATAATTGATCTCCATGCTGGGGGAGATTTCCCCGGTGACATGTTTCTCTTTGCGGATATTCGCCTGCACGGTCGCGCGGTCAGCGCCGGTTTTGGCATAGCCTTGTGCAAGGCGGCGGTTCATGTCGGCGTCGAGAATCGCGGTGCCAGCCTTTGCCTGATCACCGAGGGCTTTAATGGCGGCCGTCTCCTGGTGAATCTGATAGAGTTTAATGCCAAGTGCCGCAACGGTCGCGACCAGCACGGCAATTACCCCGATCGGGGTTGCACCCAACGCAGCATTAAAGGCAAATGTCGCGGCGGTTCCACCCTGAATCGCCATTTGCAACAGCAGCCAAACACCTTGCAGTTTACTGATAATCATTTGCGTCGTAGCCAGCGCTATCGCCGCGCCTTTTGTCACTGCCAGCGCGGTATTGACGGCAAAAATTGTGCCCTGCCAAAATAAAAACGCAGCCGATATACCGCCAATCAGTGGTGCAAGGGTAGTCCAGTGGGCAGAGAAATAGTTATATATTTTCCAGACAACTGTCATAAGTCCGTCCACTATGGTGAGCAGGCGATTGAAAGCGGCTTCAATCATCGGCATGTGTGCAACGATAAAAGTCATCCACCGCTCCTGCAGCGGCAACAGTTTCTCGCCTAGCGTGCGCTGGAGTTTTTCCTCCAGGATATGCAGGCGTTCCAATTTGCCGGTGCCGGTGCTCATGAGTTGCTTGGACATGCCGGAAAATTTCTGTGTCAGCGCGGCGGTAATGATCGCCACTTTCTCCTCTTCGGAGCCGGTTTTCAACATTTTTTCGATATGTGCGCCGAGGAAGATACCCGCGCGACGCAGCGCACCGGTATTGCCGTTGAGCGCTTTCCCAATCAGTTTGCTGGTAGTTTCAAGTTGTTCGCTGGAGACGTTGACACCATATTGAGCATGCGCCATATCGGTGAGCGCCGGCATGAGTTTGGCAATGCTCTCCTGGTGCAGGTTCATCATCGCGAGTTGCGCGCTACCGGTATTGAGTACGGACAGGCGAATACCGCGCTCCGCAGAAAGTGTTTTATTCAGCTTGATCGTCGCTTCGATCTCTTCCGCCGTGGTGCCGGGAACGCGGCGCATGATTCCTTCCATCCGCGTGAGTTGGGTTTCATACCGTTCCGCCATCTCGATGCCACCGTGCAGATACTCTTCGATTTTCTCCATCGATAGCAGCGCGGCACCGGCGCCGAGTAGACCGGCGAAAATATTGCCGTGACCGCCGCCGTGCTCCTTGACGGCGTGTTCCGCTTTCGCCACCTTGCCCAGTTTCTGTTGCAACTGTTCAAGTTTGCCGATCGCCTGCCGGAAGGCCGCCGGGTAGGTGGCTTCGAGTTTGCCGCCGATCTTCAGTTGTAGCTCACGGGTTTTTCCGCTCATGTCAGCTCTCCGACTCTTTCACGATCCGGTTATAGATCGGGAACCAGGCCGCCAGTTCGGTGAGCGGCATGGCTAGCCACTCGCTTACCGGCGTGTGCAACACCGCCGCCAATCGCGCGACGGTCAGGCGTAGGTTGTTCGGGTCTACGCCGACCCCAGCAAAAAATTCTGCACGGTCATTTTCACGGCGGTGAAGTCGGCGCCGGAGAGTTGCTCGAACAGTTCGATGGGTTGCCCGGCGGCGGCGGCGGCCACGGCGATCAGGTAGGCGGATTCGCTTTCCAGCATGATCGGCATTTCGCCCTGCTCGCGCAGTTCGGCGCGCACCTGGCGTTCGACATGCATCAGTTGCTTGCCGGTCAAACCGTCCAGGCGCAGGTCGATCTCGGTAATCTCATTGCCTTCAAAAAGGCGCGGGGTCATCAGTTTCATCGTATTGTCCTTTCAGATTTACCACTCCCCTCTTCCCCTTCCGTCGCCGGGGAAGTGGGGAAATCGGTTAGATCGCCGCGCGCACGGCGGCGAGGTAGTCCACGCCATTGATGACGCACTTCATATTGATCGGGTCGATTTCCGCCATCGTCTGATTGTTGACGGTTAACAGGTAGTAGACGATGGACAGTTCCGTGCTGGCGTCGGCGGATTCGCCCGGCGACACTTTGCCGGGATCGGTGATTTTCGCCGTGCCGCGCATGGCCGCCATGAACGGCTGGATGATGAGGCCGCCGGTCATGGCATCGTAGCTCTGATTGGCGCTGCGCACGATCAACGTGCTGCCGATCGGCATGGCCATGATAAGCTGCTCGGTGGTCGGCAGGTGGAATTTGATGGTGGTGGTCATCGCCTTATAGTGACCGAGGATCGGCACCTCGATTTCACCGGCGATGCCCGCGCCTTTCAGCGTATCGGTGACTGCCTCCAATTTCGGCAGTTGGATATCCACCATGCCGGTCAGCAACATGCCGTTGAGATAGGCGCGGCAGTTGTTCACGCGGCTCGGGATCGGTAATACGTTGGCATTGCCTAAAGTGGCCATAATAAATCTCCTTTGCTATTGGCGGTTGGCTAGTGGCGGTTGGCTAGTGGCCAGAAGCCAACCGCCAACTGCCAACTGCCTAAAATTATGCGCCGTTATTGCCGTTGAACAGCGCCGACAGATAATCGGTGTTTTCCGTCACGTTCAGGATGATCAGCCGCGCGGGTGGGGTGTAGCCGGTTTGGATATCCAGCACGATTCGCCCATCGGCCAGATCGTTGACCGCGTTATCCGCCGCGAGAAAGTCGCAACTGGCGCCGACCAGATAGCCGGGCGCGACCAGGCTATTGAGCCACTGGTTGATCGTGGTCAGCCAGCCGTGCACGTCGCGCGGGTTGAGCGGGGCATCGACGTTCTGCCAGAAGCTGGTGAGCAGCGCGTTTTTCAGGAAGATGAACATCTCCTGTTCGGCATTGAAGGTCAGGCTGGGGTCCGTGCTGCCCGGATAGCCGCCGGAACGATTGCCCCACAGCACCCAACCGCGCGGCTGATTGATCGCGGTGACGATGCCGTTGGCTTCCAGGGTGTTGGTGCCGGTCATCGTCTGGTAAATCGCCGTGCCGTCGAACGTGCAGAGGCTGGTGATGGGAATCCGCTGATTCGACGCGCTGGCAAACGGCACATCCGGCACGCCGTTGGCGACGTTGAGCAGGCAGCGCGCGCCGGCGTAGAAAGTGGAGAGGTGATATTTGACCGTGCCGACCTTGGCCAGCGGCCAGCAGACCACCATGTTCGGATCGGTGTAGGCGTTCGCGGTTTTCCAGGCCAGCGCCTGGGTGATGTTCAGCGCGCCGACGCCGCTGGGATTCGTGCTGATATCCACCAGCGCGCGCGCGGTGAACGCGCCGTCGATATTCGCGGCTTCGGCGGCCAGCGCCAGCGCGACTTCCGGCACCTTGCTCCAGAACGGCGCGACCAGTTGACCGGGAATCATGCCGGTGACCGCATAGACCGATTCCACCGCGGCGATGCCCGCTTCGATCATCGCGGCGTTCTCCACGCCGGAGCCGACGGATTTATAGGAGAGTTTCAGCGCGGCGGTCGCGCCGATACGCCCGGTCGGGTTTCGCGTGATGACGAGGTGCCAGTTCGCGTCATAGACGACGGTGTAATCGTCAGTGAGGGTGTAGGTGGTCGTACCTGCCGAATCCTTGACCACCAGCGTATTCAGCACCACGTTATCGACATTCAGGGTGTAGGTGCCGGCGACGAGCGATTCCGCCTGGTTCGTCGTTTGCGTGCCGGAGACGACCGGATCGAGCGCGTTGATGAAGACCGCCGGTCCGACGTTCATCAAGTTGAACAGCACGTCGGCGGCTTCGCACAGCGAAAAATGAGCGTAATCCGTGCTCCAGCCGAAGGCGGTAATGAAATCGTTCAGCGTGTTGCAGAGCACCGGCACGTTCACCACGCCGCCGTTGCCGCCGTCCACCTGGAACACCGGCGCGCAGCCGATGACCACCGGCACGCTTGCGCGCGTCTGCGTCATCGGGACATTGGCGCTGGTTTTTTGATTTACCTGCACCCCGTGCAAATAGGTCATAACAGTTCTCCTTTTATTGCGTGTTAGGCGGTCCAGGCGTAGACGTGTACGCCGTAGGGTTCAAACGTGTCAGTGATCACGCCGCTGGCGGTGAAGGTCGTCGCCTCGAATTGTCGGGTCACCAGGCCGAACAGATTTGGCGCAAACAGGGACGCGGTGACCGGCGCGGCGGAAGAATTCGCCGCCAACAGATACCAGGTGGATCCGTGGCGCAGCAGGCGCAGGCTGATCGACGGATAGCCGCGCGCGTCGGTAAGCGGCCCGGCGTCGATTTCCATCGAGGCCAATTCCGACGGGGCGGGCGCGGTGAGCGCGGGGAGCAGGAACGCCACTTGCCCGGTGACGAAGCACAGATAATCCCAGTAATCGCTATCATCGCTCGCGCCCAGGTTGTCGCCGGAGCCGGTATAGGTATAGAACCAGAGCCCGTTCGCGCCGTGAATGAGCGCGAGATAGACGGCGGCGCGCGTCTCGGCGAAGGTGGGGAAGCGCTGCCAGCCCCAACCGCTGAACGCCTGCAACAATGCCCAGACCGGACGGCGGGGCGCGCCGGCGCGGATGGACAAATCGACCGCCGCTTTCATGTCGTGAATCACGCGCGGCACGTCGGAGACGCCGGTGTACTGAAACGGATAGATTTCCGGCAGGTAGGCGCCGCACGCCTGCACGAAGGGCAAGCGAATTTCCGGGAGGGAATCGGCTTGCGCGGTGAGATGCGCCGGGTCGATATCGGTGAGCGCTGATGAAATCGCCGCCAACGCGCCGGCGTTGTTATGCCCGGCGGTATCATCGGCCAGGTACCACGCCAGCAGATTGGGCGTGTTCGCCTCCAGCGCCACATCGTAGAGCACATCGATGGGATCACGGAGATTGTCGCCGGCATTGCCGGCGACCATGAACTTCAGCCCGTGATTGTGCGCGGCGGCGGTGAAGGCGGCGAACGCCGGCACGCGGTTGCCGTGGTAGGTATGGACGCTGTTGAAGCCGGCCGTCGCCAGCTCGGACATCGTTTGCTCGATATTTAAGTCATCTTTTTGCCAGACGTTGAAAATGCCGAGCGGGAAGAACGGCTCATCGTCGATGCGGGTATTGCCGCTGTCATCCACGCTCACCACGCCGGTGGTTGGCTCGGGTTTCACCAGTAGCCAGCAACTTTGCGCGACGGTGTTGCCGAAGCGGTCGGCCGCGCTGACATCGTAGCGGTGCAGGTTCGGCTGCGCGGGCAACACCGGATGCGGGCCGTCGAGGACAACATCGGCAAATTCCACCACACTGGATCCGGTGATGTTTGGCGCGTCGAACCCGAGCTGCACGCGCGCGGCATACGCGCCGGCGGGAGCGGTGAGGGCAATGGTATCGGTGTGCCAGCTGCCGTCACCGACGGAGAGATGATAGGGCGTGCGCTCGGTTAACTGCACTAAATCTTCATCGAACCAGATCACCGCCGAATTCCACGGGAAGGATTGCGCGCCGATGTGCGAGAGATCGAGCTGATGCTTCGCGCTGATGCGCAAGGCATATTCCGCGCCGGGTTCCACCGCGACGACGGGCGACGTGAGGGTAAACGCGGTATCCGCGTCGCCGTCGTTGACCAGCGCGACCCCGCTCGCGCCGCCGGTCGGCGACGGGATCGGGCTGATGCGCAGGTTATTCCAGTAGTTCGCCATTGCCCACCAGGTGAGGTCAGCAATCGTGTTCAGCGGCGCGAGCGCAAAAAGCCCAAACGTGGTAAACCACGTGCCGTCATGTCGCACATGGCCGCTGATATCCACGCCGTCCAGCATCACCTGCACGGAATCGAGATTGATCGTATTGCCCACGCCGGCGGGTTCTAGCGAAAATGCAAACGGCGCAAAGGTGTTGGCGGTGCGGCCCGACGACAGGCGGGTGAACGTCGGCGGCGTGGTGATGATCACCTCGCGTTGTCGCGCCGGGGCGACGGGCGGAAACGCGTCCAGCCCGAAGGTCGGCGGCAGAATGTTTGGCACTTCCCAGCGCGTGCTGAGGTGCACGTAATGCGCCGGGTCGGTGCGCTTGTCGAGCAGCAGCGAGCTTAACGGCTTCACCGTCAACGGGCGCTGCAAGCGATATTTGCCGGGGATACCCTTCGCCGCCTCCGCCGCGCCGCAATAGCCGCGGGAGAGCAAGCCGTTCGCGATGGTGTAGGCGATGTGCAGTCCGTCGCGCCAGCCGTCCGGCTCCTGCGAAAAGGTACCGATCAGCATATCGATCGGCGCTTCGGTCAGCGCGTCTTCGGCATATTCCACCGGCATCAGGCAGACGAGGATGAACGGGAATTGCCCATCATCGACCGGCGTCGTCTCCTGCAACACGCTCTGCAGATTGGTACGCGGGAACAACTGTGCGATGACCTGCGGCGCGCGCAACGGCAACGCCAGTTTGGTCTCCGGGTCAATGCCCGCTTCCAGCTCCGGGAATTCCGCCGCGATAATGCGCAAGTCGGCACAGAGCGTGTCGAGCAGATCCACCGGACCACGCCCGGCGGTCAGGTTGGGCACGGCGAGTTTATTCGTGTTGTCGAGCGGTAGTTTTGTCATTCGTGAAAACTCCGGCGATGACCCGGTTGAAATTGTTTCTGATCTCGATTAGGATCGATCCACTCTTTTTCTAACGCGGTGGTAATCGTATCGAGTTGGCTCTCAAACATTTTGAGCACGCCTTTTTCCACGTCATCGATCACATGCGGACTGCCAAACATTGACGGAACAGCCGGGCCATATAATTCCTCAATCGGCAATGACGACGGTCCGGTGCGTTTCATCACGCCATACCGTGCCCCGGCACCATGCAGCGGTGCGATAAACGTGCCGTCAATTCGACTCGCCTGCGAATCTTTACGCACCTGGACTAACACGCCTTTTGCTGGTTTGCGTTTTGTCGGTTTGTTCGGTTTTACGCTAAATTTAATCATTGGAATTGCTTGCCCCTGGCTGAGTAAGGTGGCAACCAATGATGTTGCGCTATAGGTGGGATAAAATATTTTAAATGCTTTTAATACCGCGCCATATTTGACGAAATAAGAATCGCGAATTTTTCGCGTGGCTAGCGTGCGCCCATGTTGAATCGCACGTCGCAGGGCATTATTGATGGCGAATTTCATGTCATAATTACTACCCCAGCCACGAAAACGCTGGAGAATCGCTTCAATGCCGGCATGATCATCAATTTCAATATTTACAAACGTGGCCATTACACGCTGACCTCGGTGAGATTGACTTGCAGCATACCGTCAGTATCGCGGGAGTCCACCACGTGGAATTCCATCCCATCGATCAGCATCTTCCGTCCGGGCCGGGGACGGATCGGCAGCGCGGCGGTGGCACATTCCAGCGTCCAGGCGTTGTTGTAAATGCCCATATTCGCCGGCATGTCGCCTTCGGGCAGGAATTCGTCTTTGCTCAACACGCAGGCGACCGCCGCGCCGTTGATAGTGCGCGTTTTCGCGAATTCATCGACGTTCAGAAAGGTCCTGATATCCTGTTGTATCTGCGTGGCCAGCGTCATATCGTTCTCTCATTTGTGGGTGCCGGTCCCAGGGAGAGTGATCCCAGGACCGGCACCCGCCCGTTGCCTGACTCGGTGAGGTAATGCCTCATTCCCCCGAAGGCAGGTCAGCCGTGGGCGTTTCTGCCGGCGGGTCCGGTTCGATGACCGGTACCGTATCATTTTCCGGCGTTGTCAACGCATCCGTGCTTGCAGTAGCCGTTTGGGGTACGTCCTGCCCCGGGCTGGTATTAGTGTCCGTTGCCGACGGCTCGCTGGATTCGGCGGGCACGAGAAGCGGATATTGCTTTTTGCTCGCATCCGCCGGCGGTACCTCGGCGACGGCGCCGGTATACGGCACCGCTTTGCCTTCGGCAATGAGTATCTGCTCTTCGCGTGGCGACAGATTCGCCACGATTTGACCGGGCAGACGCGTGACGCCGTCCGTCAACGTTATGCATGCGCGGGTGAGTTGAATCATCGTGCTGTCCTCAATTGATCGCGTAATCGCCCGGGTCGAGACTGGGCATCGGCGCCGCGGCGGGCGACGGCACCGGGAAGGCACGCGCGCCGTGATGGGTGATTTCCCCGGTGAAGGGCGAAGCCAGCCCGGCATTGATCAGCGCGACTTCCTGCTCGCTCGATAAATAGGTGATCACCTCGCCCGGCTGATAGCTCACGGTTTTTCCCGGCACCGGCTGTGCGGAGACGGGTTTTTCCACTTTGATCATCGGATTATCTCCTGTTGTGCGCGCGAACGAAGTGTCGCGCTCCCGGTTTCCCCTTCCCGGATAGGAAGGGGAAACCGGGGTTAGGTTAGGCCGCGTCCTGCACGATAGCGCTGTACCAGGCATCGACGTCGGCGGGTACCGGCAGAGTGAGGGCGTCCAGTTCGAAGAAGAGCTTGTTGCCGTTCTCGTCACCCCACACGCGCGGGTAGCGATAGGGCGCGCCGTTGCCGAGTTTTACCATGTCCACATAGGTGGCGCAGAGCAGACGCCCGTCGAAGTCGTCGGGAATCAGTACGACGGCATTGCCGGGGAATACCGGCTTTTCGATGGCATTGCCGTCCTCGTCGAGATCAGTCTCGTCGAGATACCAGTCGGCGTAGGTCCACACGTTGACCTTGCCGATGCCGGGGACGTTGTAGATACCGAGCAAGGCGGCGCCGTTGTCCGGTTCCTGCACATCCACCGTCAACAAGCGCGTGGTGAGGATGTTGGTGTATTTCTGCACTTCCGCGTTGCCGAGGAAGTTCATCACCACGTCGGTGCCGATGATGAGGTTGCGCACGGTTTTACCCGAGATGCGCTTCACTTCCAAGGCCCAATTTTTGATATCGGTCATCGGCACGGCGGTCGTTTCTGACCAGCGCGCGGAGGTGGTCAGCGTGGTAGTCAGGCTGTGCTGCAAATCCAGCACATCCTTAAAGCCGTCCCCTTCCAATGTGATGGAACCGTTGACCAGCGCGTCGCACGCCTGTTTGTTCTCACGGCGGATGTGCATGTCGTTCAATTCGATCATGTCCTCGGCGAGTTTTTCGGCAATGCGTTCGGCGACCGATCTCTTCTCGAACGGCGATTCACCGGGATTGCGCACCAGGCCGTCCAGCCAGGTGAGGATGCGCTGCGGGTTGGAGAGCGGCGGCTCATAGAGCCGGTTGGCGAACTGGATGCGCTGACTCGGTTTGCCCGGCGACAGGCGATGCCCGACGGGCGCGAGGCGGCGCTGACCGCGTTTGAAGTCGATCGTCACATAGGACGAATTGAACGTCTGGCGGTTCGCGAAGAATTTATCCAGGATGAACGTCTGCGGCGGCTTCACCTGGTTGACCATCTGGAGCATGGTCACCGGATCGAACGGATCGAATCCGAAGAGTTGGGTATAGTTTTCCGGCATCGAAATCTCCTTTAACGAAATGTGCAGGCCGTTCCCGGCCAGGAAAGGGAGGCGGGGGAGATGACTCCCCCGCGCGTTCGCTTATGCGAAGACCGAGTTGGCCATCTGATTCGTTTTCACGATGATGCCCTTATTGCGCAGCGTCTGCAGGTGGGTGGCGAGGGTGTCGGCGCCGCCGAAGATCAGCTTGTCGCCATTGTATTCGCCCTGATAGGCGATCACCGCGGCGGCGTCGGCGCTCCGCGGGTCAACGGTCGGCGAGAGCAGGACCGCATCGGCAAACTGGCTGCCGTCCACGTTGGCGGAATTGACGATCACCCATTTGCTTCCGGTGGCGCCGGTGACGGGAATGGTGATGGTGGCGCCAGGGGTGAAGTCGGTCGAGCCGTCATTGACGGTGAAGCAGACCGGGCCGACATAGGCCGCGCCGACTGTCGCATCGGCCAGCCGATAGCCTTCCGGATCGATCACCTGAAAGGTCGCGGTATTGGTGCTGGCGGCCGTGCAGGTCAGCACGTAGTTGCCGATTTTCGCGCCTTTGCCCAGCGCGACACCGGTTACCGTGCCGTCGCCGGTGCCGCCGCGGGTGACCGTGCCGAGGGCGAAGAGAATCTTGCCCAGCACGGTGCCGCGCTTCAACACGTCGCTGCCGGCGTGCTTAATGAGGGCGCCCTGGCCCTTGACCTCGTCGGTGGTACCGGCGAGCAGGCCGTCGTAATTCGCGTAGATGTACTGATCGGTCATGGTTCATGCTCCTTATATTTCCGGCCTGCGCCGGGAATGGGTTTGCTCGCGAGGACGCTCGCGCGCCAGTTAGTTCTCGGTGTTCAGCCGCCCGAGTTTCTTCAGCGCGGCGGCGGCGACAGCCAGGAAGCCTTCGCGCTTGGCCTGTTTTTCCGCGCCCGGCTGTTCGTTTTCCGGCGCGGCGCTGGGAGAAATTTTAGGCAGGCCGGCGTCGGCGGCGTCGGCGATGCGCGCGGCGTGATTTTCCAGCAGCAGGCGGCGCTCACGCGAGGCGGCGAGAATCTGCTGGGCCACGTCGCCGGGTTGCGCGCCGCTATCGATCGCCGCGGTGATGATCGCTTCCGCGCCGGGTTCCGCCATGTCCTGAATCGCCTTGATGCGCGTGCGCTCGGTGGCGACGGCCGCGTGCACCGTTTCCGCGGTGGTCGGCATGATCGG